TGACATCTTCGACCCGGCAAGCATCGACAGGGCTGTAAACGAGATTCGGGAGTATTCCAGATGGGTGCAGCGCAAGACTGATGAATTGCGTGAACGTATCGCCTACTTCATAGCGAAGGACGCAAGCGCGGTATTCAACACGGCGGTTGCCGAGGACGATATGCGCGAGGGCGTTATCACCGGGAACGTAGAAGTGAGTGTTGAGCCGCAAGGTGATAATACGACAGTTATCATAGCAAGCGGCAAAGACGCTGTGTTCATGGAGTTCGGCGCTGGCGTGTACTATAACGGCGCGGTAGGAAGCTCACCTAACCCGTTGGGTACAGCGTTGGGATTCACCATCGGCAGTTACGGCAAGGGCAACGGCAGGAAAGAGGTTTGGGCCTATGATGGCGGGGATGGACAAATCCATCTGACCCATGGTACACCCGCCTCCATGCCGCTGTACAAGGCTGTACAGAGCGTTTCAAGGGATATTGTGAAAATAGCGCGGGAGGTGTTCGCAAGTGATTGACGTTGAATCCAAGGTCTTTCAGAAGTGCGCGGATGCTTTTCGCGCGGCATATCCCAACGGCTTTATCGCTGGCGAGTATGTGTCCCAACCGCCCAAGTTCCCCGCCGTGATGGTGGTGGAGATGGACAACAACGTGGACGAACGCGCCATGGACAACGGCGCTATCGAGAACGCCGTGAACGTGATGTACCAGGTGGACGTATATTCCAACCTCAACAAAGGCAAGAAAGCCCAAGCCAAGGCGATTGTTGCGCTGATAGACGAAGTTCTGGCGAAATACCGTTTTGTGCGGACTTTCTGCAACCCCATTCAGAACATGAACGACGCGACGATATATCGCATGACAGCGAGGTATCGCCGCAGGATTACCGACACAGAAACAATGTAAGGAGGAATGACAAAATGACGATTCCGACCATTGGTTCCCATTTCATGAAGGGTACCGGCACCGGCACGCTGACTTGGGCCGAACTGTTCAAGTTCAAGACTGATCCTACCCTGATCGACCCGCCCGAGTTGCTGGACACCACCACCCAGGCCGACCATGCCCGGACTTCCATCTTCGGTCTGGCGGCGAACGATTCCAAGCAGTTCACCTGCAACTACGACAGCGACATCTACGACGCTATCAAGGCGTTGGAGGGTACCGAACAGAACCTGTCCATGTGGTTCGGTGACACCTTCGACAGCGCCACCAACACCTACACCCCCACTGGCAGCTATGGCAAGTTCACCGGCAAGGGCTACCTGTACGTCACCCCCAACGGCGGCGACGTGAACACCGTGCGCGACATGACCGTGACGCTGGCTGTGACCGTTCCGTTCGTGAAGGAAACTACCTGATCTACCCATCCTGGGCGGGGGTTCGCTCCCGCCCCTTTTTCAAAATAACGGTTAAAAAAGGAGAGTATAAAAATGTCTGACATTAAGACTGTGAATCAGATTAACTTCGACTACAACGGCAAGCACTATTGCCTTGAATATAACCGCGAGGCCGTGAAGCGCATGGAAGCCGCTGGTTTCAAACCGGGCGAGAGCGGCAGCACTCCCCTGATCGAACTGGATATGCTGTGGGCTGGTGCGTTCTACAAGAACCACCGTAAGGAATCCAGCAGGATCATTGAAGAACTGCTCGGCAAGATGAAGGACAAGGACAAGCTGCTTGAAGCCCTGCGCAACATGGTTGCAGAAACCTACAACTCCTTGATGGATGAGGGCGACGAGGGAAACGTGGAGTGGACGGCGACGATTTAGGAGAATCCGAACCGTCAGAGCCGCCCACGTTAGCGGAGATTTTCACACAGGCGTTCCCGTATTACCTTGCTATGGGGATGACCTATGACGAGTTCTGGCATGGCGCTCCATCGTTGGTTCGGGCTTATCGCAAGGCCCACGACATGAAGCGCCATGAAAAGAACTATGAACTGTGGATGCAAGGAAGATATATCTTTGAAGCCTTGCGCTGTGCGCCGCTGCTGGTTGGATTCCCTGAAAAGGGGTACAAGGTTCCAAGCGGTGCGGGTTATCCTGATATGCCCTATCCGTTGACGGAGCAGGAAGCGCGGGAGCGCGAGATACAGCGCGAGAACGAGAATACAAAACGCTTCATAGCACAGCTTGAAGCGGAGAGCAAGAGGAACCTGGAAAAGCAGAAGCAGGGGGTGAAGGACGATGGCTGAAAACACGATTGACAACCTTTCCATACAGGTTGTAGCAAGCGCGGAGAGGGCTATTAGTACGTTCAACCGCCTTGCTTCTGGCGCTTCCGGGCTGCGCGGTGCGGCACGCGGTGCCGCTGGCGGTATGCAGGATATGGCCCAAAGCGCGGAGGATATGGGAACCGCGACGCATGAGGCTGGAGAACAGGCCGGGAAAGCCGAGAAAAGCACCCGTTCCTATGGCAAGGCTGCGAAGGACGCAGGAGATGGCGCAAAGAAGGGCGCGTCTGGTATTGCCGAATTTCTTGGCAAGATGAAAAGCGTTGCCACATATCGTTTTATTCGTAGCATCCTCAAGGGCATAACTGACGGATTCCGAGAGGGTGCGCAAAACCTGTACCAGTGGAGCAAAGGTACAGGTCTGAGCGACTTTTCAAAGAACCTTGACAGGATAGCTACGTCTGCATTGTACCTAAAGAACAGTTTGGGCGCGATGCTGGAGCCTATTATCCGTGTCCTGACACCTATTATTGAAACCGTGGTTGATGGCCTTGTTTGGATTATTAACCATGTCAATATGCTGTTTGCTGCGCTGTCTGGTTCGCAAACGTATACCGTTGCAAAGAAAGTCGCTACTACATGGGGCGACGCTGCGCAGGACGTTGCGTCAAGCACTCACAAGGCCGCAGAGGACATAAGGCGTACTCTGTTGGGCTTTGACGAGATCAACAGGCTTGACAAGCCGAATAGCGGCTCTGGTAGCGGTGGATATGGTGGCAATAACAATAACAACAATTTCAACGATATGTTTGAAACACGGCAGTTGGAAGGTTGGATGGCTGCATTGGCTAAAGGCATTAATGATTTCAACCTTCAAATCCCGGCTACCATTGCCGCTATTGTTGCTGGGTTTGAAACAATCAAACTTGCCATTAAAGCTGTGTCTGATTTAAGCCTTGGTTGGCTTAAAGATATGGCTGGTAAGACTATCGAAGTTGCTGTATCGCTTGTCCGTTCTGGATGGGAAACCATAAAGGGATGGGCTGTCAGCTTTGGTGAAGCTGTTGTAGACCTTGCCGTTCGCGTAAAGACGAAGATAGCAGACCTGTGGGCGAGTATTGTAACAGCGTGGAACGCTCTTAGCCCTGTATTACAAGTTGGCATCGTCGTTAGTGTTACAGCGGCTGCGTTGTGGGCTGCGTATCAGTTAGCGTGGGCATTAGCACCAGAAAAAGTTCTTGAAATCAATGCAAAATTGGTTACTACCGCCGAGAAGTTGAGAGACGATCTTGTAAAAGCGTGGAACGGTCTTCCTGTTTGGGTTCTGAATGTTGGTATCAAGATTGCTACAACGGCAAATGCTCTCAAGGATGGACTGGTAAATGCATGGAATGGCCTCGCAGTCTGGACACTTGGCGTTGGCGTTAAGATAGTTACGACAGCTAACTCCTTGAAAGAAGGATTAGTAACGGCTTGGAATAATCTCGCCGCATGGACACTTAGCGTTGGTGCCAAGATAGTAACAACTGCAAATGATCTGAAAGACGGGCTTGTAAAGGCTTGGAATAACCTTGCTGTTTGGTCATTGAATGTTGGTGTGAAGATAGCTACTACAGCCAGTTCCTTGAAAGACGGACTTGTAAAAGCGTGGAACAACCTCGCCACTTGGGCGTTGGGCGTTGGTGTAACGAGAGTTACAACGGCACAGTCGATCTTGGACGGATTAAAAGAGGCGTGGAATAAAGTCTCACAGCGTTGGCTTGGTATATCAGTTATTAGAAGTTCTACGGCGCAATCCATCTTGGACGGGCTGAAAACTGCATGGAATAGTGTCCCACAAC